CCAGAAGCTGTTCACCAGCTGCGAAATTCACCCCGATTTCGCGGGCGAGGGCAAGGCCTATCTGGTCGGCCTGGCTGTCACGGATCAGCCCGCTTCGCTCGGCACCGAACCCCTGAAATTCGCGGCTCGCTCCCGCCCGAACCTCTTCACCACCGCCCATGAAACCCAGATCGAGATCATGGCCGCCCCGCTCGACAGCGACGCCATCGGAAAGAGCATCGGCGAATCGATCCTCGCCTTCTTCAAGAAGGACAAGAAGGAGGAACCGGTCACCCCGCCCGCCAATCCCAAGCCCGCCAATGACAATGGCTTTGATGCGGAGGCGTTCGCCACCGCCTTTGGCGCATCAGTCGCTCAGCAGATCGCCGCCGCAACCAAGCCAGCCAATGATGCCGTCGCCGCCATGCAGGGCGATCTGACCGCCCTCCGCGCCCAGCTGGAAAACACCGAACAACCCAACACCTTCAAACGCCAGCCTGCCACCGGCGGTGGCGGCAACAAGGTCGTCACCGACTGCTGATCTGCCTCCCCGCCCGCCCCGCCTTTATTCCGCCCCAGGAGCCATCCTCCCATGCGTAACGAAACCCGCATCCTCTACCGCGCCTATGTCAGCCAGATCGCCCTGCTCAACGGGGTGGATGATGCCACAGTCAAATTCAGCATCGCCCCGGTGGTCGAACAGAAGCTGGAAGAGAAGATTCAGGAAAGCAGCGACTTCCTGTCGATGATCAATGTTGTCGGCGTACCGCAGCAGCAGGGCGATAAGGTCGGCGTCACCGTTACCCGCCCTCTGGCGAGCCGCACCAACACCGCTGCCGGCAATCGCCGCACCCCCGGCGACCCCACCGACACCACGGATGATGGCGGCTACCACTGCCGCCAGACCAATTTCGATCATGCGATCAAATATGCGAAGCTCGACGCCTGGCGCCACAAGCCGGAATTCCAGACGCTGCTGCGCGACGTGATCCTGAAGCAGCAGGGCCGCGACCGCATCATGATCGGCTTCAACGGCACGTCGATCGCTGCAACGACCGATCGCGCCGCCAATCCTCTGTTGCAGGACGTCAATGAAGGCTGGCTGCACAAAATCCGTACCCATGCGCCCGAACGGGTTCTGGACGATGGTGCCCTGACCTCGGGCGGCACCAAGGCCATCTATGTCGCCGCCGGCGTCGAAGTCGTAGATGGCGACGCCACCAACGTCGATACGGCCCAGGCCGACTATGCCAATCTCGACGCCTTGGCCTTCGATGCGCTCGACCTGCTCGATCCATGGCACCGCAGCGATACCGATCTGGTCGTCATCGTCGGCTGGAAGTTGGTGAAGGATAAATATCTGAACCTGCTTCAGGCCGCCGGTGACACCGCGACCGAACGCGAAGCAGCGCACCGCATCCTGACCCTGCCCATGCAACTGGCGGGCAAGCGCGCTATTATCGTGCCCTTCTTCCCGGAAGACGCGATCTGCATCACCAGCCTCGATAACCTGTCCATCTATTGGCAGGAGGAAACCCGCCGCCGCCAGATCAAGGATGAACCGGCGCTCGACCAGATCGAAAATTATGAGAGCGTGAACGAAGACTATGTGATCGAGGAATATGGGCGCTGCGCCCTCCTCGAAAATGTCGTCATGGGCAAGAAGCCGGCCTGATCCGGCTTCCCCCTCCCCCGATCCGCCCCACCTGACAGGACACGCACATGAGCATTGCTCGCCGCCACAGGGATCGCATCCTTGCTGCCCAGACCATTGCGTCCGCTCCCAATGGTGGGGCGGCCATCGCCCCCGCTGCCGGCCTCTCCACGGCGGCGGGGGCGAACTCCGCATCAAATACGCCGGCTGCCCGCGCTGCCGCGCAGATCGCCCTGCGCCTGACACATGACCTGCGCCGCCTGAAGGAAATCAAGGCGGTCAGCCTCAAGGTCGAGGCAAAGCGCCAGATGCTGCCGGAATATCGCGACTGGCTGATCGGCCTGGTCGCTGCCGACGCTGGTGTCGGGACTGGCACCGCTGCCGAAGTGGCGCCGACGGTGATGGTCTGGATGATCGACACAGGCTACTATGGCGACGCGATCAACTTGGGCGAATTCTTGCTGCGCCATAGGGTCGCGATGCCATCCCGCTATAACCGCGACGTCGCGACGGTGCTGGTCGAGGAAATCGCCGACGCCGCGCTGAAAGCACAGGCCGCTGACGCTCCTTTTGACCTGGGCGTTCTCGATTCGGTCGACGGCCTGACGATCGGCATCGACATGCATGATGAGGTCCGCGCCAAGCTGGCCAAAGCGATCGGTGCCGAAAGCCTGCGCGCGCTCGACAGCGCCGAAGCCACCGCCTCGCTGCGCCCCGCCATCGAAAACACGCTGTTCCATTTGCGCCGCGCCCAGGGCCTGCATGATCGCATAGGCGTCAAAGACAAGATCAAGCGGGCGGAAAAGCTGCTGGCCACCAATATCGCCGCCTTCCCGCCCGAAGCCGAGCAGGCAGCAACCGAACAGGGCGACGCCAGCGCCGCCTGACCATCTCGCCCCCCGGCGCTCAGGGGCGGATCGCGCGATACGGGATGGCTTCGGCCACAGGGCCGTATCAGTCCTGATCCTCACCCCTGAAAACCGGCGGGCGCATCGGAGGATTTATGACCGTCGCGCTGGCCTTCTGGCTCATTTTCAAGACGATCGCGCTTTCGCTTGCCGCATTATTGATCGCGGCGCTGGCGATCAGCTTCCTTGTGGGCGGTGGTCTGGCCGCGCATGAGGATGTGCGCCCGCGCTTCCTGCCTGCGACCTTGCTCGCCGCCGGACTTGGCTTCACCGGCCTGTTCATCATCACTGCTGGCGCGCTTGCCCAGGTCATCATGGCATGAGCTTTGTCGCCCGACCGCCCCAGGCCGAACTGGACCCGACGCCGCAGGATGAAACTATCGTCACCAACGATGGATTTTTCCCCGACGTCGACCCCGTGGTGATCCGCGCTGCCTATCGCGTCCCGTCCAGCATCACCCCCGCCCGCCTGCGCGCCGCAATCATGGGCGCGATGATGACGGCCCGCATCGACCTGCTGCGCGTCATGGCGGACGCCCATGCTGCCGGTCATCAGACCCTTGCCGCCGTCCCCGCGCCCCAGCTGGACGGCCAGAGCATCCACGTCCTGCAATATCTCCGCGCCATCGGCCTCTACGCCAAAGCCGAACTGATCGAGCGCCACCGCGATTTCGACACGACGTCCGCCGGCGGCAACCAGGCGACCGAACTGGAAGGCTCGATCGGCGAATTGCGCCGCGACGCGCAGCATGCGCTGCGCGACTTGCAGGGCCGCACCCGAACCACCGTGGACCTGATCTGATGGCCAGCGCGCAGCAGCTGACCGCGAAACAGGGTGACACGCTCGACATACTGCTGTCGCGGGACGCGGGCCTTGGCCCCGAACATATGACCCGTGTCCTCGACGCCAATCCCGGCCTCGCGGACCTCGGAAACATCTTGCCGCTTGGCACGGTCGTCAATGTCCCGGCAACGACCGAAACCACCGCCACCAGCACCCTCGCCCTCACGCAACTTTGGGATTGAGCCATGGATATCCGCCATTTTATCGAAACCGCGACCGAACTGGTCGCCTCGCTCACCCCCTCTCTGATCGGGTCGGCCGTGGCCCAGGCCTGGAAGCCTGCCCTCCCCTTCCGCCAGCGCTTCGTCCAGTGGGTGGTTGGCTCCACGGTCAGCTATTACGCGACCCTCGCCATCATCGCCGTGACCGACTGGAATGACTTTGTCGCCCAGTCGATCGCCTTCGCCATCGCCCTGATCGCCTTTGACGCCACCCCGCGCATCATGCGCGCCGCCGCCGACATGCTGGCGGGCCTGCCCGCGCGCCTGGCTGACCGCTACTTCCCCCGAAAGGATTGATCCCATGGAGAAATTTGATCGTGCCATGCTGGCAACCGAATTGGTGCGCGATGAAGGCGAGCGGCTGAAAGTCTATCGCTGCACCGCTGGCAAGCTGACGATCGGCGTCGGCCGTAATCTGGACGATGTCGGGATCAGCGCGGAAGAGTCGCGAAAACTGGGCATCACCACGGCCAGTTGCATCGCCGCAGGCATCACGCGCAGTCAGTCGCGGGCGCTGCTCGACAGCGATATCGCCCGCTGTGAGGCTGACCTCGATCGCGGCCTGCCATGGTGGCGCACTCTTTCACCTGTCCGCCAGCGCGTGCTGTTGAACATGTGCTTTAATCTCGGTCTCAAGAGCCTGCTGGGCTTCACCAACACGCTCGGCATGGTGAAGTCCGGTCGATATGCGGATGCCGCCGCCAATATGCTTAAGTCGAAATGGGCCGGGCAAGTCGGCAACCGCGCTAAACGCCTTTCCCTGATGATGAAGACCGGCGTATGACGATCCGCCTCGCCCTGGCCACCGCGCTGGCCGCCTGCCTGCTCGGCATCGCCGGCTATGCCTATGGAGTCAGCGTCGGCGCCGACCGGGAGCAGGCCGCCACGAAGCGCGCGGAGGCGGCCAGAGCCGCCCAGCGCGCCGAACTCCAGCGCCAGATCGACGCCGCGACCCAGCGCGCCCAGGTCGCTGAACTCACCCGCCAGACCAGTGTCAGGGAAATCCGCCATGAAAGCGAAAAGATCATCGAACGTCCGGTCTATAGCGCTGTGTGCATTGACGCTGATGGCGTCCGCCTGCTCGACCGCGCCGCCGCCACGGCCAACATCGACGATCGCGCCGCATCTGCTGGCAGCACCGGCGCGCCTGCCAACGGTCCAGCGGACTAAGGACGGGCAGATGACCGGCGCCCAGTGCCATGGCAGCCTGATCGACCTCTATGACGTCGCGGGCCAGATCCGCGCGACCTTGATCGACCTGCAAAATCAGGTCCGCATCGCCCAGGGCGAAGGCCGGTAAGCATGCGCAAGGCTGACAGCATCCGCGCCTGGCTCACCGCCTATTTGCCGGAACTCAAAATCCATCCCGACCGCCTTCAGGTCTGGATTGAGGGCGGCAAGATATCGGCCCGCCGATCGCGGACGCTCTCCTACAGCTACAGCTATTCGTTGAAAATCGGGGTCTGGGAATTTGCCGGCAATGCCGATCATCTGACCGTGCCGATCCTCGCCTGGATCGAAAAGGAACAGCCCCAGCTGCTGCGCCGGGAAGATAGCGAGCCCTTCGGTTTCGAATGCGAATTGCTCGACGGCGATGTGTCGGACGTGCTGATCTCGATCGACCTCACCGAAACGGTCATCGTCACCCCGCGCGAAGATGGCAGCGGCTATGATATCGTCCATGCGCCCGAACCGCCACAGATCGACGCCTTTGCCGGTCCCGCCGCCTCCTTCGCCCAGATCATCGCCAATGATGAAATATTGCCATGAGCGATGGACTGGAAGAACTGGAGCGCATCGCGGGCGGCCTGCTGCGCGCCCTCTCCCCTGCCCAGCGTCGCACCATCCTGCGCCGCATGGCCGCCGATCTGGAGCAGCGCAACCGCAGCCGCGTGGCCGCCCAGCGTCAGCCTGACGGATCGGCCTTCACCCCGCGCAAGGCCAGGCCCACGCCGGTCACGGGGCGCAGTGCTGCCTGTTTCCTCTACCCTTCCGGCGGTGGCGGTGAACCGCGCCGCGTCATCATGAAAAGTTTCACCTGGGGCAGCGGCCAGATGATGACCGGCTTCGATATCGAGGCAGGTGCCATCCGCTCCTTCGAATTTGCCAAGGTGGTCAAATGGCTGCCCGTGCCAGAGGCACATCGCAACAAGGGCGGCGGCTCACTGCGCCGTCGCGGCGGCCTGAAGCGTAAGGCGATGTTTCGGCGCCTCGCCACCGCCCGCTATCTGCGGTCACAGGCTGACGACAAGGGCTTTTGGGTCGGCTTTTCCGGCAAGGCGTCACAGGTCGCCAGCATCCATCAGGGCGGCCTTCGCGATCGGCCATCGCTCCGCGCCAGGGCGGTGGACTATCCGCGTCGCGAACTGCTGGGCGCGAATGATGCGGATCGCGAGCATTTGCTCGATCTGGTGTACGAAAAATTGGTCAGCATATACGCGTAGAAAATGCCCTGCACCGCCTCCCATTAACCATTGCTATTCATGGCAGGATGCCATTGGAGGTGTAAACCGATAAATTCCGTGCACATAATACAAACTTGTGGGGTCGAAGCATGTCCTTTCCACATAGAGCGAACCCATCCGACATGCGAAAACATGTTCGCTTCGCAACATCCTTTGAAGCCGAAATGATCGATCAGGGTGAAAGCCACCCTGTGATCGTCGGCGATATTTCGGTTGGGGGAGCTTTGTTGCGCGCGGAAACCCTGCCTATCGTGGGAAGGCACATATGGATCAAAGCCATTGGCCTCAACGCGTCTGCGCAAGTGCGATGGATGCAGCACGGTGTTTGCGGAATACGCTTTTCAGAACCGCTCGAACCTCTGCAAGTCTTGCGCGATAACTGGCGGGATTATTGCCAAGACATTCGAAGAAAGTAAGGAAACGTCAACTATTTCGATTCACGAACATTGCAACTCCAACGCTTCATATGTCCTTCGATGGTGACGAAATGAGTAACTTCATATCTTGGCTCGACACCCAACGGCGTTGCGAAGGCTGGATAGGGATGCTTGCGCAGATCGTGGCGATGGATACACGTATTCCGCGAAATGCCAGTCCGGAATTGGTGCGGAGCCGACTATGTGAGGTCCAGGCGGAACGGGAATTGCTCCAAGCTTTAGATGAAGCGGTGACTGACTGGCGAGCAGATCGAATAGTAGTAGAAGGGCATTTCCCCAGACCTTATCGTCGCACATTTTAATTTCGGCACTTGTGAACCTGCACTGCTAATTAAGTGATGAACCTTTCATAGGGAGAGGCCGCCTCTCCCTATGCGCCCCATAGCCCCGGCCCGCGCGCCTGCCCGACATGGGCGGCATGGCCGACACCATCTTCACCGCCGTTGATCTTTCCCGCCTCCCTGCGCCCGACGTGGTGGAGGCGCTGGATTTCGACACCATCTTCGCTGACGCTGTGACCCGAATGAAGGCAGAGATGCCGGAGTTCAAAGCGCGCGAAAGCGACCCGTCGACCAAGAACCTGTTGGTCCTTTCCTATGTCGCGCAAATCCTGCGCCAGCGCGTCAATGACGCTGCCCGCGCGGTCATGCCTGCCTTTTCCACCGGCGCCGACCTCGACAATCTCGCCGCCGTCTTCGGCGTCGGCCGCTACACGCTGAGCGAAGCGGACACCACCACCGGCGCAGCGGCAGTCATGGAAAGCGACACCGATTTCCGTCGCCGCATGGTGCTGGCCCCGGAAGGCTATTCGGTCGCCGGGGCTGAAGGCTCCTACATCTTTCACGCGCTATCCGCCGATGCGCAGGTGCTGGACGCCAGCGCCACCGGCCCCAAGCCTGACGACATCAAGGCGCTGGCCCTGTCCGTCCTGGCGCAGCAGGGCGCCGAAAGCGCGCTGGTCACCGCCATGATGACGGCGCTCAATACCGCCATATGGCCCGGCCAGGTGGACGTCGCCATCCTCGCACGGGCCGATGATGGCACGGCCAGCCCCGATCTGGTCGCCACAGTCGACACCTATCTGTCTGCCGAAACCCGCCGCCCCCTGACCGACTATGTCGTCGTCAAATCGGCCCAGATCGTCAGCTATGACGTCATTGCCGCACTTACCCTGTTTGCCGGCCCTGATGCGGGCGTCGTGCTGGCCGCCGCCCGCACCAACCTGGAAGCCTATGTCGCCGCCTGCCACCGCATCGGCCGCGACGTCACCCTATCGGGCATCTATGCCGCGCTCCATGTCGAGGGCGTCCAGAAGGTCGACCTGCTCTCGCCCGCCGCTGACATCGCCATCACGCGCAGCCAGGCGCCTTGGTGCAGCGGCATCACCCTGACCATCGCGGGGAATGGCGAATGACCTATCCCTCCATCCTGCCGGCCAATTCGACCGCGCTGCAAAAGGCGCTGGAACAGGTTGTGCATGGCCTGCTCGATATCCCGGTGCCGATCCGCGATCTTTGGAACCCGGCCACCTGCCCGCTGGTATTGCTGCCCTGGCTGGCATGGGGCCTGTCGATCGACCTGTGGGACGCCAACTGGCCCGAAGCGGTCAAGCGCGCCGCCGTGGCCGACGCTATCGCCTTTCAGCGGCGCAAGGGCACACCCGCCAGTCTGCGCACTGTCCTCGACCGCTTCGACCCGCTCATCGGACTGGTCGAATGGTTCAACGATCGCGATACCCTGGCCCCCTTCACCTTCCGGCTCGAACTGCCTTTGGCGGCGCAGAGTGACGTCATCTACAATGAAGCGCTGGTCGAACAAATCCTGCGCGATATCGCCGCGGTTAAACCGGTGCGCGCGCAGATGCTGGCCGTCCACCGCCTGCGCGCGGAGGCCGAAGCCTGGCTGGTCGGCGCCGTCAATGTCGCGGGCTATAACCGCCTTGACGCGGCGGCCGACATCACCAGCGCCACCGAACCCGACTGGGACAGCTATCTCCAGACCGAAGATGGCGAACCGATCCTGGCCGAAGACGGCAGCTTTCTGGAGGTGGCGTGATGGAGCCTATCCAGCTGCTTATCACCACGCCGGGCCTAGACGCATTGGTCGACGCCCAGAATGGCGAGACGGAAAGCATCAAGGTCGTGTCGATTGGCCTGACGGAAACCGCATTCACCATGGCGCCGACGCTGACGGCCATCCCGGATGAATTCAAGCGGATCGACGCCATCACCGGCAAGGCGTTGAGCGAAACAATCGTGCATATGACCGCGCAGGACAGCAGCGCCGACGTCTATGAACTGCGCGGCGTCGGCCTCTATCTGGAAGATGGCACGCTGTTCGGCGTCTACAGCCAGGCGACGCCGATTTTCCGCAAGGTGTCGATCGCCGCCTTCCTGCTGGCGCTCGACATCGCCTTTGCCAATGGCACCGCCGGCGAGATCGTCTTTGGCGACAGCAGCTTCCTGCTGCCCCCCGCCACTGAAACCATCAAAGGTATCGCTGAAATCGCCACCAGCGAGGAAGCAGCCGCAGGCACCGACGACAGCCGCATCATGACCCCGCTCAAGGTAAAGCAGGTTCTGGATGCGCTGGCCGCTGCGATCGGCATGGACGTGTCCGCGATCGAAGAAACGCTGGCCACCCTGCTGGCCCGCACCATCACGGGCGGCGGCCTCGCCACCGGCGGCGGCAACCTGAGTGAAAATCGCACTATCACCGTGCCCGGAGCCAGCTCGCAGGAAGCGCTGGCGGGCACCGTCTCGGACAAGGCGCTGACGCCGCTGGCGATGCAGGCTGTCCTGCAATCGCGCGGCTATACCGGTGGCGGGCTGGTCACTGGCGGCGGCGATATCACCGTCTCGCGCGTGCTGACCGTATTGGCGGCCAGCGCGATCGAGGCGCTCGATGGCGGCACCATCGACCGCGCGATCACCCCCGGCGCGCTGCTGGCCGTGCGCCAGGCTATCTCGATCATCGGTGCCGGGCTGGTCAGCGGCGGCGGCGACCTGACCGCTGCGCGCACGCTCACCGTTCTGGCCGCCAGCGCGGCCGACATCATCGCCGGCACCGCGACCGACCGCGCCATCACGCCCGCCGCCCTATCGGGCCTCGCTCGATCGCTCGTCGTCAACGGCTATGCCGTGCTGCCGGGGCTGGGCGGCTTGATGCTGCAATGGGGGCGCTTCTCCGCCGCATCCAACAGTACAAGCTCCACGCTCTTCCCAATCGAGTTTCTGACCGAATGCTTCGCCGTCGTCCCCGCCGGCGGCGCATCGGGGGGCGCCGACAGCCAGGACAACCCGCCGGTGCTGGTCGATGGCAGCATCACCAAGTCCGGTTTCTCCGTCTTTTCTGCCGACGATAGCGCCGCTTACCAGCGCTATATTGCGCTGGGGGTCTGATCATGGCGCTCTACTATTCTGCCGCCCGTCACGCCTTCCTTGACGACGCAATCCACACAACGCTGCCCGAAGATGCGGTGCCGGTCGCGCGCGCGCGCCACCGCGCGCTGATGGAAGCACAGGCGACCGGCGCGGCGATAGTCGCTGGCGAGGACGGTGCACCCCGCATCGATCGCCCACGCGCGACCCGCTCGATCCAGCGCGCCGCCGCCATCCGACAGGTGAAGCGCGAAGCGGCCCGCCGTATCGAGGCCATCGCCCCGATCTGGCGCCAGTTGAACGACGCCCGCGTGCCGTCCGAAGCAGGCGCTGCCCGCTTCGCTGCGATCAACGCCGTCCGCGTCGCCTCCGACGCGATCGAGGCGGAAATCGCCACTATGACCCTGGCCGCCCTGAAGGCGCTCGATATCGCCAGCCATAGGGCCTGGCCGGAGGCAAGCGCATGACCAAGCTCTCCCTGGTCGATGAAATCACCGAATTTGACGATGGCCATCAGGCGATCCTGTGGAAGCCCGGCATGGTCAAGCCGGGGCGCGGATCGCTCAAAGGCCTCGTCTCCGCGCTCGCCTCCCCCTTTGTCAGCCAGGCCGCGATCAGCGCCGCGCTGGCCACCGCGTCGGCCGAAGCCGCCGCCTATAATCGCAAGGTCTATGCGACCACGGTGGCGGGCCTGGCCGACACCACGCCCGGCGAATATTTCTTCATGCCTTCCACGGCCGACGATGAATTTCTGATCCAGTGGAAGCATGAGGCGGACGGTAGCGCGACCGATCCTGTCCACCTTGGTCGACGTCCGCGACGGCGCGATCGAGGCGGCCAGCAATGCCGACGCGAAAGCGGCTCTGGCGGAAACGGCCACTGCCAACGCGGATGCGAAGGCCGCACTGGCCGAAACCGCCGCCGCCGACGCCTATGCGGCCAGAGAAGCAGCGTTGGACGCGATCGGCACGCTGCTTCAGGAGCCGATCTATTTCGCGGCAGAGCCGGGCCAGACCACTTTCGAACTGGAGGTCGCGCCGATCGCCGGCGTCGAAGTGTGGAAGAACGGTTTCCGCCTGCCGCCCAGCGCCTACATGCTGGTCGGCCGCTTCGTCTCCCTGTCCGAACCCTGCGACACCGATCCAGCCAATCCTGACGACATCATCATCGACGTCAAATTCTCCCGCGCGATCCCGATCGTGGCGGCGCAGAATGTCATCGGCCTCGCCGCGCTGCTGGCGCGCAAGGCGGACGCCAACAGCGTTTTGTGCCTGACCGACAGCGCGTTCGGCGCCAAGGGCGATGGCGACACGGATGACAGCGCCGCGATCCAGGCGGCGCTGGACGTGCTGACGCTGCGCGGCGGCGGCTCCCTGTTCCTGCCGATCGGCCGCTTCCGCGTGGCCGATACCGGCACCGCCCTGACCGGCGCATCCAATATCGCGATCATCGGCGCCGGTCCCGGCTCTGAAATCTTCTTTGACGATCGCCCGACCAACCCGCGCAAGGACATGTTTCGGGCCAGCAATGCGTCGAATATCGAATTTCGCAATTTCACCATCACCGGCACGCTCGACCTCTACCCCGTCGAAACCAACCAGAGCCAGTGCCTGACCGGAGAAAATGTCCGCGACGTCCGCCTGATCGACATGACGTTTCGCAAGCTGCGCTATATGGCGACGGCCTTCAACATCGTGGAAAATGCGGTGGTGGAAGGCTGCACATTCAGCGACATCTTCCGCGACGGCGCACGCTTTACCCAGGCCTATAATGTCCGCGTCGTCGGCAACCATTTCCGCCGCGTGGCTGATGATGCGGTCGCGATCCATAGCCGCGATGATTATGGCGGCGTGCTGGCGCATGGTCATGTCGTCGACAGCAACACCTTTGACATGTGTCAGGGCATCAAGGTGCTGGGCGCCAAGGCGCTGTCGATCAGCGACAATGTCATGATCCACATGCTGCGCACGCCTGTCGAGATCATGTCCGAATATGATGCTTTCCCCGAAGGCAATGCGGCCATGTTCGCCATTCGGGTGTCGGGCAACATCATCCTGGACACGCTGGGCGACCGCTACCCGACCCAGACGGGCGTCATCCGCGTGCAGGTGCGCAACCGGTCGAAAGGCACGCTGGAGAAGCAGCCCGGCGCCACCGCACCCATTTTCGAGCACGCCTGGGACAATAACACGGACGCGGCTGGTGGCATCAACATCGGTGGCTTCGGCATCGATGTGACGGAAAATATCATTGGCTGGACGCGCAAGCGCGACGTCAAATTCTCCAGCTATGGCAAGGGCCTGATCCTCGATCGCGTCACCACCGGCATGCCGCTGGGCTATTCCGATCCGCTCATCACCGATGCAAGCTATTGCGTCACCGGCATCCTGTTCGACGGCCCTTCGCGCGGCACGCGCATTTCGCGCAACACGCTGTTCGGGGGTAGCCTCAACGGGACCGCGCCAATCCCGGCTATTCACGCAACGGCGGACGGATCGAGCGCCAACACCATCGTCGTGGATGGCTGGGCAATCGACGAAAACACGATCTTCGACTGGATCGGCGAAACCGCAATCCTGCTCGACCATGCGACGACGAATGGCGCGCGCAGCGTCAGCCTGCGCAACAACCAGTTCGATCTGGACCCTTTCTTCCGTCATCCCAGCCATAATGCGGATGGCACCTGGGCATCGGCTTCCGCCCTGACCGGCATCGATACGAAGGGCCGCCTCTACAACGGCGTGGTCGACGGCAATCACTTCAAGAACCTGTCGCGCCCGACGCCATCCGGCGAGCAATTCCTGTTCGGCCGCAACTTTGTCCATTTTCAGCCCGCGACCGGCTTCGCCCTGGGCGACGGGCCTGCGAACAAGGGCGTCCGCTATGTCCCGGCGGTCCCGAAATATGACTGCATCATCATCGACGGCGATCCGGCCAGCGCGACCTTCGGCGCCACCATCACCATCCCGGTTCGCCATGCGATGGCCCAGCCTTCGACCGGCACCTTCGTCCACGGCCACTTCGTCCAGGCCGCCGCGCCCATCCTCCGAACGATCGGCAGCGTCAATTATCTGGTCGACGGATGGTCTCGCAACGGGACCGGCGCCGCGCATGTCGGCGGCACGGACTGGTTCGAAAAACTCAGCATGATCGGCGGATAATATGGCGCTCACCAAAACCGAATTGCTCGCCCGCTTCACCAGCGTCATCGCCCTTGCCACGCTGGCGACCGACCCGATCGCGCCGGTCGACGGGCAAATCTGGCACACCGAAGGCGAGATCAAAGCGCAAATCGCCGAACAGACGGTCACGCTCAACCGGCTTGAAACCATCTCGATCAAGGATTGTGGTGGCCGGGCTGACGATCCGCTCTTCGACAACAACGCCGCGATCATGCTGGGGCTGGCGCGCGCGCAGCTGACCGGCGCCAAGCTGCTGTTCACCAAGGGGACTTGGTGGACCTCGCCGCTTACCTTCATTCAGACCGCGCCGCTGCATGTCAAAGGCAGCCCGCGCGCGGAGATCAAGGGGATTGCAGGCGGTGGCACGTCGGCCGTCGTCCGCATCGACGGGGGTACCGATCGTCCGCCGCTGGTCTGGATGGGGCTGGCCGTCAATAACAGCCTGCGCAGTTATGCGTCCGCTGCCGCCAGCGGGACCGCGCTCAACATCGTCAATCTAGACGACTGGATGATCACCGGCTGCACCTTCGACGCCGGCGCGTCGTGGTGGGACAAGAAGGGTGACAGTGGCGTCGCGGTCAACCAGTGCGGCTTCGGCATCCTTGCATACAATAAATTCAAGGGTCAGCCCGACAAGGGCGGCTATTTCACCGGCGGCCCCAGCAATGCGGCGGCCGATGACTATGGCGAATGGATTGTCGCCTGGAATAATTTCTATCGCTGCAATACTGCATGCAGCTTTACCCGCCAGAGCCGCCTGGCCCGCTTCTTCGGCAACACCGTCACCGAATGCGACCTGGGCGTTGGCCGCACCGAAGCGGGCGAAGGGCTGGCCGCCGTCTCGCCGGGGCGCGAAATCATCGTCACCGGCAATAATTTCAACCGCATCGGCTCGCGCGCCGTTCGCCTCAACATGGAGGGCGGCGATATTGTCGAGGGCAATATCTTCACCGACTGGGGCTATGACCCGGTCAAGCTTACGCTCACCACCGGCACGCAATCGCTGATCCGCATGGACGGCGCCTGCAATTCGAAGATCCTGGGCAACACCTTCCGGTTCCGCGACTGGGTCTGCACGCCGACGCACAAAGCCGTCGAGCTGCGCCGGATGGAATGGCCCGGCCCGGCGGAGGTAAAGGCCAGCTTCACCGGCACGACCATGACGGTCAACAGCGTGACCAGCGGCGCGCTGTTCATCGGCATGAAGCTGACCGGCACCGGCATCCCGGCCAACACCTATATCATCGACGGCAGCGGGACGACCTGGCTGCTGAACAATGCGGTGGTCGGCAGCAATGTCACCGTGACCGCGAACGGCGCCAGCTATTACCCAACCGGCAATATCATCACCGGCAACACGTTCGAAATGCAGGCTGGCGCAGGCATTTTCGAAGCGTCGGGCACCGTCGGCACGCATGGTGACAATCTTTACGTCGGCAATGTCACGCCGGTCCTTTCGAACAATGCCGCCAGCAATTCGGTGCATGTTGTCCGCCGTCCTGACGGGTCGGTCAAACAGCTGCGCAATAATGTCAGTTATAGCGGCAGCTGGACGCCCACCGTCACGGTGACGGGCGGTATCGGCGCCACCATTACCTACTCGACAGACCCGCTCGATCGAACTGGCACCTATGATCGTATCGGCGATCTGGTGCTGCTCAGCTTCAAGGTGGTGGCCAGCATCACCCTGCCGGCGTCCGCCGTGGTCAACGCCAGCTTCTCCGGCAACACCATGTCGATCAACAGCACCACCAGTGGTGCGCTGGCGATCGGTCAGCAGGTCATCGGTGGCGCCATTCCGGCGGGTACGACCATCACGGGCAGCACCATGACGGGCGGCGTGACGAACTGGACGCTCAGCGCCAGCGTCACCGGCAGCAATGTCACCGTCACCGCTTTCCCGGTCGGCCAGGTGCGCGTCGGCGGCATGCCCTTCGCATCGGCGGGCGATGCGCCGGCGGGCAATGGCTCGCCGGGCATCTGCACGGGCGTCACCATCCCGGTCGGCTCGAACTGGAACACCGAGGTCGCCGCCGGCGTGACCTATGTGCGTTGCTGGCTGGGGACGGCCAACCGCGTATTTGACACCCGCGACCTCAACAGCATCACCGGCGCCGTGCCCATGCGCCTGGCCGGATCAGTGCAATATCGCTGCTTGTCCGAAGTGCTCTGGACGCCCGTCCATTATGATGACGCGGTCCTGGCCTGGTTCGACGCGGCCGACGCTTCGACCCTGACGATCGAGGGCGGCAAGGTGTCCGCCTGGAAGAGCAAGGGCACGATCGCCGTGACGCCGTCGCAGGCGACGTCCGCCAAGCGGCCCGCCTATAGCGTGGTGGGCTGGGATGACACGTCGCGGCCCTGCCTGACCGGCGATGGTCTGGTCGATGGTCAGATGCTGTCTGCCGCGATCGATGGCCTGAAGGGCAATTACTGGCTCTTCATCGTGGCCGAGCGCGGCACCCAAACGGACGACAGCGGCTCCGGCTATCGCCCGCTCGTTTCGACGGCGGATGCGAATGGCATCCAGGCGCTCAGCGCCGTGATGCGACCGACGTCGGATGCGGGTCAGGCCTCCTTCCGAACGGCCGTCGTGGACGGGACGGTGGCGGCGGTTTCCGGCTTCGCTGCCGGGACGAAAGCCGTGCTATTCTCCGACTTCGGGCCGGTCGTGCAGTCCGGCATCAATGGTGCCACGCCGACGGGCGCTGGCACGCATGGCACCACGGCGCGCAACCCGATGACCTTCAGCATTTTCGGTGATCCGGCAACGAACGCCCGGCGTTTCGGCGGCAAGATCGCCGAAATCCTGCTGGTCAACCCCGCGCTGCTACCGGACGGCGGATCAGTCGCCGAACGCCAGCGGATAGATGCCTATCTCGTCTGGAAATGGGCAGTGCAGTTCGTCCTGCCGACGAACCACATCCATTATGCCGCGGCCCCGCGGGCGTGATAATAAAAGGGCCGCCCATTATGGCGACCCTTCATCACGCTATGGGAAGCGAGAAATTAGCGTTGTACGCGGCTCTCGTCGTCGCGGCCCTCTTGTTGATCACCACCCTATTGATGATGCTGATCGTCTTGTTGGGTCTGCTGATCCGGGTTCCGGCGCGGCCTGTTACCTTGCTGACCTGGGTTCTGCTTCTAATTTTGGTTGCCATCTCATTCTCTGCTGCATGCCTAATGGCACTTTTCACTCAAGCCGCACATGCCGAGCTGCGTTCCAGAAAATCTTGCTGATCCTAATTAATTAGCCAACGGTGGATAGGGTGCTGATCGCGCACCGCAGAGCCGGCTATTATGCAATTTATGTTTTGATCGTAGCGCACCTGTGGAATCATCCGATTGCGGCGAATGAGTCGTAACAATGAAGCAATATGCACAAAGGGGAAAACAGCCACTATAAGGGACTGGTGAATATGGCGAAATCTGGAAGCGAAACACGCCTCCCATTCGGTACTTGGCTTGCCCGACAGCAGCATCGGTCGGGATGGATTGCGGACCTGATGGAATTTGCGCGAGAAGACCCGACGTTCCCCAAAGAGGGTGACCCGGATGCCGTGCGGGTTTATCTTCGCTCGGCCAAAGCCGGGATCGGACTGATGCACGCTGTTGATGATGCTGAAATCGAATGGAGGCATGCATGATCGACCGGGAAACTGGTGTCGAGCCGGACGCTTCTATGATCGAACAGATCGATCTCGTAGCCGGTCGCTTTGTTATCGGCCAAGCCTATGTGATCAGAAAGTCGGGCGAACCGGATCGCTTGGCATGTATTTCTCCTAACCCGGCTCCTTCTCAGCATTCGGCAGGAGGTCGTTGTGACAATCTCGGATGATGTCGACTATCTTTTGCTCCGCGCACAACAGGAGACGGCAAAAGCTAAGGCAGCGCGGGAGCGCGGCGATCACAAAATGGCGGTGTATGCCCACAGCGAACTCGCTGTCTTGTATCAGGCAAATGCCAATCGGTTGCGCCGTCGGCCTGCATTTCACTGAATGTTTTGACGGTCACTCAAAGAGGCATAAAATAAGCTGACCGCCAGTCGCCCGCGTTCGTCCGGCCATTTCGTCTATCTCTTGATCAAACCGCATTCGTTGGGCGGATAGGGCTACATATGGAGAGGCCCTCTCTCCATATGCCAGCCCACGCAACGCCGCCCGCTTCCCGTCATGGTCGCGGCCATGGCCCGCAATCTCGATCCTGAAGCCGCTGCCGGCGAAGTCCTTCGCCTTGGGACCATTGCGTCCGTCGACCATGCGAACGCGACCTGCACCGTCGAAAGCGGTGACATCCTGACCGGCGACATCCCCTGGATCGCCCAGCGTGCCGGAAAGGTGCGCCACTGGTCCCCGCCCAGCGTCGGCGAACAATGCCTGCTGCTCGCGCCGGAGGGCGACCTTGCCGCCGGCATGGCGATCGTCGGCCTCTATTCCGATGCCTGCCCGCCCCCCTCGACCGATCCGAACCTGATCCTGGTCGAATATGATGACGGAGCGATCATCTCCTATGATCAGGCGACCCACGCCCTGACCGCGATCCTGCCTGCCGGCGGAACGGTCTGGGTCGAGGCGGATGGCGGCGTTGACATCAAGGGGCCGCTGCGCGTCGATGGCCCGATCACGTCGACCGCTGACATCAAGGCGGACGGCGATGTTCTGGCGGGCGACATCAGCCTGAAAAACCATCCGCACGACAAGGTGCAGGCGGGCGCGGCCCTCTCGGGAAAGCCGCAGCCATGAGCGGCATGCACCGCACCACCGGCGTCGAGATCGACGGCGAAGAGGATATCACCCAATCGGTCAACGATATCCTGTCCACCCCGGTCGGCTCGCTGGTCGGCCGCCGCGACTATGGATCGCTGGTCCCTGACATCATCGACAAGCCGATGACTGGCCCGAACATCCTGCGCCTTTTTGCCGCATCGGCCCTTGCCATCGCCCGCTGGGAAGACCGCATCCGCATCACCCGCGTCGGCCTAGTCACGGGCGAACGCCCTGGCTCGGCCGCGCTGTCGATCGAGGCGAAGCGCAAGGGCGCCTCCACCGGCAACAGCCTCACCCGCATCCTCCTACCCCTCATCGCCTAGAGAAAGGTCCGTCCATGGCCACCACGACGTTCAAGCATGGCATCACCGTTACCGAAGTGTCGAATGGCGCCCGCACGCTGACAGCGGTCAGCACCGCGATCATCGGCCTGATCGCCACCGGCGCCGATGCCGATGCCGACACCTTCCCGCTCGACACCCCGGTTCTGATCTCCAACGTGGAAACCGCGATCGGCCAGGCCGGTAGCACCGGCACCCTTGCCCGCAGCCTTCAGGCCATCGCCAACATCACCCGTCCGGTGATCGTCGTCATTCGCGTCGAGGAGGGCGAGACCGACGCCGAATCCGCCAGCAATGTCATCGGCACCGTCAAGGAAGATGGCACGCGCACCGGCATGCAGGCGCTGCTGACGGCGGCGTCGGTGGTCGGCGTCATCCCGCGTATCCTCGGCACGCCGGGTCTGGAAACGCAGGCGGTCACCACGGCGCTGGCCGTCGTAGCCAAGAAGCTGCGCGGCTTCGTCTATGCCCGCGCGATCGGCGCCACCATCGCCGCCGCCAAACTCTATCGCGCCAATTTCAGCCAGCGCGAACTGATGCTGCTGATGCCGGACTTCACCGTCTGGGATACGGACAGCAGCGCCAACGTCCCCAGCTATGCCGCAGCGCATGCCATGGGCCTGCGCGCCATGATCGATGAGGATACCGGGCCGCAAAAGACCCTGTCTAATGTCGCAGTCGATGGCGTCGTCGGCCTCAGCCAGCCCATCCATTGGGATATCGAGGATCAGGACAGCGATGCCGGCCTGCTCAATGCCTCCGAGATCACGGCGCTGATCCGCAAGACCAGCGGCTTCGCTTTCTGGGGCAACCGCACCTGTTCCGACGATCCCAATTTCGTCTTTGAAAGCACCGTGCGCGTGGCGCAGCTGCTGGCCGACACGATCATCCTCGGCATGGAATGGGCGTCGGACAAGCCGCTGACGCCTGCGCTCGCCAAGGATGTGATCGAGACCGTCAATGGCCTGTTCCGCAAGCTGAAGGCCGCCGGCGTGCTGCTGGGCGCCGAAGCCTGGTATGATGAGACGGTCAATACCATCGACACGCTCAAGACCGGCAAGCTGACCATTCGCTACAAATATACGGTGCCGCCGCCGCTGGAAGATTTGAGTTTCAGCCAGGAAATCACCGACGAGTACTTCGCCGATTTCGCTGCGCAGCTGAGCGAGACGAACTGACGCAGGCGCGCGACGCCTCTCCCCTTTTCCCTGATCGCAAAGGAACACCGCCATGGGCCTGCCCCGCGTCCTTAAGGATATGATGCTCTTCAACGAAAGCCTCGACTATATTGCCGAGGTTTCGTCCGTCACCCTGCCCACCCTCACGCGCAAGATGGAGGAGTGGCGCGGCGGCGGCATGGGCGGCCCGATCTCGCTCGATCTGGGCATGGAGGCGCTGGAACTCAAATCCACCTTCGGCGGCCCGATGCGCGACGTCCTGCGCCAATGGGGCGTCACCACGGTCGATGGCAATTATCTGCGTTTTGCCGGCGCCTATCAGCAGGACGACACCAGCGACATTGACAGTGTCGAGATCATCGTGCGCGGGCGCCACAAGGAAATCGAGTTTGGCGATCAGAAGGTCGGCGAACTGGGCGAATTCGGCGTTACCTCGGCGCTCGCTTATTACAAGCTGGTCTGGAACGGCCGCACCGAAATCGAGATCGATTTCCTTGCTGGCATCGAGATTGTCGACGGCGTCGATCGCCGCGCCAGCATCCGCAGCGCGCTGGGCCTCTTCTGATCCCCGCCACAACGGCCCCGTCTCTCAATGGACGGGGCCGCCCTGATCCTTTCGGCATAAAGGCCCCGATCAATGTCCGACAAAGCCCCGAAGCTCACCACCGTCACGCTCGACACCCCCATCGTCGTCGGCGAAACCACCATCACCCAGCTTCAGGTCCGCCGCCCCGCCGCTGGGGAAATGCGCGGGTGCAGCCTCTCGGCCCTGCTCAACCTCGATTATGGCGCGCTGGAAAATATCCTGCCCCGCATCACCATCCCGACCCTGACGAAGGCGCAGATCGCCGCTATGGACCCGTCCGACTTCACTCAGCTGGGCAGCGAAGTGATGGATTTTTTGCTGCCGAAGGACGCGAAGGCGGCGCTCTCCCAGAACGGGTAGAAGAAGCGATGGCCGATATCGCGGTCATCTTCCATTGGGGTCCGCCGGTGATGGACCCTATGAGCATCGCCGAACTGATGCAGTGGCGCGCCAGCGCGGCCAAGCGATCCAATCCAGAAAAATAGGGACCACCCGTGGACCGCACGCTCCGCATCCGCATGTTGCTTGAGGCCGGTGACCGGCTGACCCGCCCGTTGCGCGAAGCGGCGGGCGGCTCCACGCGCCTCGCGCAGTCGCTGCGCGTCACCCGCGATCGTCTGCGCGAAGTCGAGCGCGCCCAGGCCGATATCGGTGAATTCCGGCGCCTGAAGACCGGCCTGACCGATGCGTCGCGCCAAATGCAGCAGGCGCAGGCCCGCGCGGCCCAGCTAGGCCGGGAAATGGCGCAGACCGCCAATCCGACCCAGCGCATGCGCCGGGAATTCGAACAGGCCCGTCGCGAAGCCAACCGCCTGACGCAGGAACATGGGCAACAGATCACCCGCCTTCAGGCGCTACGCGAACGCCTGTCGGCCGCCGGCATCTCCACCCGCGACCTTGTCGCCCACGAACGGCGCCTGCGATCCGAAGCGTCGTCCACCAATGAAACGCTGCGCGAACAGGAGCGCCGCCTGCGCGAATTGGCCGACCGCACCCGCAGGGTCGCCGACGCGCGCGAACGCTTTTCTCGTATCCAAGGCACCGCCACCGGCCTTGCCGCCGGCGGCGCGGCGGCAGTCGGCACCGGCATGGTTATCGCCCGCCCGCTGGAGGACGCGGTCAATGGCGCGATGGAATATGAATCGGTCATGACCGATATCAACCAGAAGGTGAACCAGTCGCGGGAAGCTGGTCGCCAGATGGGCAAGGAACTGCGCGGCGCGGCGCTGGCCGTCAACCAGATGCCCGCAGACCTGCAAAAGGGCGTCGATGCGCTGACTGGCTTTGGCCTGGGCGGGAAACAGGCCACCGCCATGATGACGCCGATCGGCCGCGCCGCCACCGCCTACAAGGCCGACATCACCGATCTCAGCCGGGCCAGCTTCGCCGCCTATGACAATCTGAAGGTGCCGATCGAGCAGACCGGCAAGGCGATCGATATCATGGCCCAGGCGGGCAAGAGCGGCGCCTTCGAAGTGAAGGACATGGCGCAATATTTCCCGCAGCTGACCGCCAACCTGCAAAGCCTCGGATCAAAGGGCACCCCTGCGGTGGCGGACCTGGCCGCCGCTTTGCAGATCACGCGCAAGGGCGCGGGCGACTCCTCGACAGCCGCCAATAATCTCCAGAACCTCGTGTCGAAAATTAATGCGGAAGACACGATCAAGAATTTCAAGGCGTTTGGCATCGACATCCCGGCGGCCATGAAGAAGGCGGCGAAGGATGGCCGCAGCCCGATCGAGGAAATCGTGCGCCTGACCCAGCAGGCCACCGGCGGCGACCAGTCGAAACTGGCGGGGCTGTTCGGCGATATGCAGGTACAGCAGGCCCTGCGACCGCTCATGTCGGCTTTTGACGAATATCGTAATATTCGGGCCGACGCCCTGGCGGCGGACGGCACGGTCAACACCGACTTCGCCGACCGCATGCAGGACAGCGCGGAGAAGGTGAAGCGGCTGACCATCCAGTCGAAGCTGATGAAGGACACGATCGGCGATCAGTTGATGCCGACGGTTACAGCCATGTCCGAAAAGCTATCTGAATGGTCTGGCAAGCTGGCCACACTGGCGGAACGTCACCCCAATTTGACGAAGGCCATCGCCCTTGGCGCCGGTGCCATGGCCGCCCTGTTTGTCATCCTGGGCAGCGGCGCGATCGTCATTGCTGGGCTGGTCGCCCCCTTTGCCGCGCTCGCCGCAGCGGCCACGCTGCTCGGCATCGGCATGTTGCCGCTGATCGGCATTGTGGCGGGCGTGATGCTGGGCATCGGTTTGCTGGTGGGAGCCGGCTATCTGCTCTATAAAAATTGGGGCGGCATTTCCGCATGGTTTGCCAATCTCTGGCAGGGCATCAAGGATGCAGCTTCGAACGCGATCAAGGGTCTGATCGGCGCCTTCCTGACCTTCAGTCCGGTCGGCCTGCTGATAACGGCCTTCACGCCCGCCCTCTCCTATATGCGCTCGATCAACTTGTTCGACATCGGCCGCAATATGATCGTCGGCCTGATCCGGGGCATCACCGCCATGCTCGGATCGCTCAAATCCACCATCGTCAACGCCGCCGGCGCCGCCGCGACATGGTTCAAGGAAAAATTGGGCATCCATAGCCCCTCCCGTGTCTTCGCACAGTTCGGCGGCTTCATGATGCAGGGGCTGGACGGTGGCATCCGCGCCGAACAGGGCGCGCCGATCGCGCGGATCAACAGCCTGGCCGGTGACATCACCCGCGCCATGGCGCTGGGCGCGGCAACACCCTCGATCGCGATGGCCGCGACCGCAGCGCAACCGTCTGGCGCAGCGGCCCGGCACCCTGTCAGCGGCAGCCGCGCGCCCGAAGCGCGCAAATATGAACTTCACTTCCATGGTGTCGGCGGCAACCCGCAGGAAATCGCCAAGGCCGTGCGCGAAGCGATGGAGCAACTGGAGCGCGAACGACGCGCTAGCACCTTCAGCGACGAAGGAGATTATGCCTGATGTTGATGGCGCTCGGCATGTTCATCTTCGACCTCCCCACGCTCGCGCATGACGAATTGCAGCGCAAGGCGTCCTGGCGCCACGCCCGATCGGCGCGCGTCGGCGCCCGCGACGCGACCCAGTTCGTCGGCCCCGGCGATGAAACGGTCAGCATGTCCGGCTCGGTCTATGCCGAAATCACCGATGGCCGGGTGTCGATCGAGGATTTGCGCACCATGGCCAAGAGCGGCGAAGCCTGGCCGCTGATCGACGGCACCGGCACCATCTTCGGCGACTATGTGATCGAGGCGATCGATGAACGCCATAGCTTCCTGATGACCGATGGCCGCGCGCAACGGATCGACTTCGCCATCGACCTGCTGCGCGTGGACGAGGAAGACTGATGGCCGACCGCATCGCCAACATCCCGGATTTCCGCGTCACGCTGGACGGCCGCGACCTGACCGGCCTTATGCGCCCGCGCCTCGTCTCGCTCAGCCTGTCGGAAAAACGCGGGGATGAAGCGGACCAGCTGGATATCGTGCTGGACGACAGCGACGGTGGCCTGGCCATCCCGCCGGAGGGTGCTGTTCTGCGCATCGCTCTGGGCTGGAAACAGGGCCGCGACGTCACCCCCGGCCTGATCGAGAAAGGGACGTTCAAGGTGGACGACGTCAGCCACAGTGGCCCGCCCGATCAGATCCGCATCCGCGCCCACGCAGCCGACTTCACCAGCGACATCCGCAACCGCCGTGAACAAAGCTGGCGCGACACCACGCTGGGCGCCGTCCTGAAGGACGTTGCCGGCAGAAATGGGCTGGAGGCCCGCATAGCGCCCGCCCTGGCAACGATCGCATTGCCGACCATCAATCAGAGCCGGGAGAGCGATATCGCCTTCCTGAAGCGTCTGGGGCGAGAAAATGATGCCGTAGCCACGATCAAGGACGGCAAGCTGATCTTCGCGAAGAAGGGCGCCGGCACGACCACCAGCGGCGCAGCACTGCCCACCATCACGATCAGCCGGCGCAGCGGCGACAGCCACAACTGGCAGCGCCAGAAGCGCGACGGGCAGGAAGGCGTGACAGCCAGCTGGCACGATCGCATGGCAGCAAAGCGAAAGACGGTGACTGTTGGCACCGAAAAAGGCGCGAAGAAGCTGCGCAAGACTTATCCTGATGAGGCGTCAGCCAAGCGCGCTGCCGCCGCGGAACATGACCGGATCAAGCGTGCGCCGGCCAGCTTCGACATGAAACTGGCCCTCGGCCGCGCCGATGCCTATCCAGACGTGCGCGCCAGCGTAACTGGTTTCAAGGCGGGGATCAACGGGATCTGGCTGATCAGCGAGGTCACGCATAGCCTAGATACAGGCGCCGGCTTGTCCACAACGCTAAAAATGGAAACTGTACCGTAACAAAGTCCAATTTCATCTTTGAGCGGTCTAGCCATTACAGTAGATATGGCGTCAATTGGGGGACAAAATGCGAAATTATTACGCAGTCGTAACAGAAGACAGATATTATGCCTTCTTGATTCGTTTTCCTGACGTGCCGGGCTGCTTCTCTTCGGCAGATAGCATGTCCTCTATTATCCCTAATGCGGTGGATGCCCTGACGCTCCACTTGGAGGATGCAGACCCGCCCGCCGCTCAAAATCTGGCAGCGATTCGGGCAGAAGCTGCCTCTGACCTAAAGGAAGGCGCCTTCCTTGTGATGGTTCCCTATATTCGGAACAGTGGCAAACTGGCCAAGGTAAGTCTCTCAATGGATAGGGTTATGCTGGAGGCCATCGACGAGGCAGCGGTTCAGCGCAACCTTACACGTAGCGCTTTTCTTGCGCTGGCTGCCCGAAACGAAATTGAGCGACGACGTTGATGCTTCTAATGCAATCACGTTGAAGTTTGCCCAACAACGATCGAAATCAAGCCGATTTTAATTTGGCCTGCAGCCATTCGGTGGCATGTCGGCTCGCCTGCCGAAAACTACCGTTTAATGTTGTTTCAAAAATAAAAATTCCATCCCCTTTAGCAATCAGATTGACCTTTATGAGATGATCGATGATCTGCTCGGGCGTATTATCATTTTTGATAATCCAGTGGGATAACGTTGGCATGCACCAGTCAGAGTTTTTCCTCAACTCTTCCTCCAGCCGCATCACTTTTTTGGGATCATCTGTCGTTCGAATTTCGTAAGTAACGACATACCAAGGCACAGGCTTTCTCCGATATTGAAAGATTTGTGCCCGCTATTTTACGCTTTGAGCAAAATCTCGTTACAATTCTGAGATCAGTCATCCTCTGTTTGGCACCTAGCCGCTAACCGTCGCCCCCAACAAGCAAAAAGCGCCGAACGGCAACAATGTTCGCATCAATGAACTGGTTAACCATGTTTCACGAACTGCCAGTCCATCATTCCCATGACTGGGAGGCAATCCGGCGCAGCTTATCTTGTCAACGCATCGCCTTTTGCACAATCTGGATCAAATTTATTCCGATATCACAATGAAAAAATTCGCGATATATTGTCCGATATGGAAGACCATCTGAAACATGCTGCTTGGGCGGCTGCCATGAGTGACGACGAATTGGCGCAGGCCCACGCCACCATCACTGATCCGGATAACTTGACGGCTCAGCAACAAGCGGTCGTCGATGAGATGATCCTACGAAACTTCGGCACCAGCGCTACAAATCAAGCTAATGGCTACACCAGCCAAGCGAGCGCCATCTGACGTTGCCCTTCGGGCAAATTTGCGAAAGGCGTCCGACCTTGTGCGCCCCTCCTTTTTCCAACGGTAGGCGACGGGGATGGACGAAGTCCACTTAGGTGCAGCCCGTCGTAACGTAACTTCGTCCACCATCTATTCTACGAAAAAAGGTGGAGAATTTGTTACCGGCTATCAGCACCACAAAAACTCACCCCCGGACGAGCCGGGGGTGAGCGGGTCTGGTAATGCAAGGGGGGGGGAGTGACCTCTCGCACTTACGATACGCTACAG